TTCCTGCCATAATATGAACTTTATGACCAAATTTATCAACTATATTGTGAGCAGCAACATGAACCAAAACATGATCACCATGAGCGACATCTAAACACAAGACGCTCACTCCTGCTCCAACAAGTGCTCGGGCTCGCTCTATGTAATCACCTGTTACACCAATTGCGGCACCCACTTTGTTCAGACCGCCATTTGAAGTCTCAGAGACAAGTCTTGCCTGTTCCTCAATCGTGTTGTAGCGGTGTATAATCCCAAGACCTCCAAATTGATCCATTTTAGCAGCCATCATTTTTTCACATATAGTGTCCATTGGGGCAGCAATGATTGGCACACGAAGTTCTATGCCTTCTGATATTTCTGATGATAGGCTTACCTCGCTACGAGACTTGATATCACTGTATTGTGGTACCAGCAGAACATCATCAAATGTGATACATGTTTCAAGATTCATTATTTTCTTCCATAGTTTTTAAAAAATTAGCTATAACTTCTTGAGCAGTTTCCCAACAGGTTGGGCAATAAAGTCGGACGGGATTTTCCTCGTCTTCTTTTCTAACAACAACATTCCATGTTGTTGCCATCTCTTTATTGTTCTTGTCGTAATCCGCCTCACAAGCAGTACATTCCTCTGGTAATTTACCAAACATAGCAACTTTTGATGCCAATTCTTCGTTACCGTCTTTTCGTATTTGTGCATCTCGTGCACGTCGTTGTTTTCTATTCATTGTTATGCCCTTCGTTAATAATCTTAGACGGCTTAAATTTAAATTGTAAATTCGTTGGAGACCCTGTGCCGCCTTTTCTCTGTACGGTAATGGAGTTTCCAATTAGCAAAGATCCTCGTGGGGATAAGGTAACCTTGCCACTGGAAAGGTAAAAATCCACAACCTTTTTCATGGGTAAAAGATAATATTTTGAATCATCCCCAACCTCTGTAATGATCATGTAATCAGGTTGCGTACCATCAGAACCATTACCACAAAAGATATAATCTACAATACTTCTCAAATTCTTTTTAAAAAATTCTATAGTGGACTGTACATATTCATCTTTAATCTCTCGCAAGTTTGCCCTCTTGTGACTTTTTATATGCCCCTCATCTTTCGCAAGAATGGCAGGATTCACACAAGGTAATTGCTCACCAGTGAAAACCTTTAAACACTGCAATGTGTGCTGATCAAAATTAAATATTTTATGGTAGTTGTCAACTGATGATCTTGCAACATGATTATAATCAGCGGTGGGTATATATTTCTTTGCAGATATAAACTTGTCTTCGCCTTTAATAGTGATTTTAATATCTGACTTTACAGTACCAGGAATCTTAACCGCCTTTACATCCTGCATAGATAGAGTATCTGGTCGATATCCCATCTGCTCTAACATTTTCTTTGCATCCTGGCTATCCTGCCATTTATTAAACATTTCAACAATGTCATGCTCATTTTTATAACCAGATTTTGCAATCTCAGAACCATTCATGCTGCCACTCCTATGTTTCTTAATCTTTCAAGCGATTCTTCAAAATAAACCTTATCAAGCTCAAAACTAATATAATGCCTATCAAGCCTCTTAGCTACTGCACAAGTTGTACCACTGCCACAAAATGGATCTAGAACCAGATCACCGGGATTTGTACTTGCCTTAATAATACGTTCTAAAACCTCTTCTGGCATTTGACAAGGGTGACTTTTCACCCTCTCCTTAAACGTTCCACAAACTCTCGACATTTGCCACGTATCGTCTGGAACCTTGCCTTTACTGTTTGCTCGCTTGTCATTATATTTCAATTGCCGTGCAGAGGGTACCCGAATATCATCTACGTTAAAAGTAAAATCTTTAGAATTTTTTGTAAAATAATGAATATGCGTGTGAGTTCTGCTAAACTTTTTTCTACAATTTTGACCAAAAGTATAATACCAGATAATCCAGTTCCTAAAGTTCATACCACTTTTTTTCAAAATAATATTTATCTCAGCGGAATATTCGTCACCAATTGCAACATACATTGAGCCGTTAGGCTTTAAGACTCGGGCACACTCTTTTATCCATTTGTTTGACCATTCATTATATTCTTCATAAGGCTTGTTATCCTTGTAAGAATTATATACATAGCCAATATTAAATGGCGGATCCGCAAACACCAGATCGACGCTTTCAGAGTCTATATGTTGCAAAAGATCAAGACAATCTCCTAAATAAATATTGTCCCTTTCAACTCTCACTTATCTGTGCTCCCCAAGGCTCCATCACCTCTATCGCTAATAGTGATAGGATACCAGCCGTAAAGATCTGGATTTGAAGTTTCCATCGCACGGAACGAAACAACTGGTGTCATAACAACCTGTGCAATTTTGGTGTGTGGTTCAATTACCTGTGGTTCATTCCCGATGTTGTGAAGGTTAACAAAAACCTCTCCTTCGTAGCCAGAATCAACAACACAAGCCCCCACCACAAGTGATCGCTTTGCTGCCACGCTTGAACGATTTTTAACCTCAAGCATATATCCATGAGGGACTCCAAATTTAAGCCCCGTTGGAAGCACGACGCTTTCACCGGGAGCCACCGTAATAGGTTTACGTTCCTTGGGCGAAAAATATACATCTAACCCTGCATCGCTAGGATTTCCGCGTGTCGGCGGGTGGGCGTTTAAGTGTGTTCTATTATATTCAATAATCACTTTTCACCTCGCAAAAAATTGAACATCTCAACAAGCTCATCAATATCCTGATCCTTCTTGAGCATACGGTATGCCTTGACTGCAAGAGAAATCTCATCTCCCGACAGCCATCCTTGTTCCTTAAATTCTGCTTTAAGTTCACGTTTTTGTTCCGCGTATGGCTCAATAGCGTCTTCAATCGCCTTCAATGAGCGAATATATTCAAGCACTTTTTGTCGCTTTGCTTCTTCAGTTTCGTTAAGTTGCGATTCTACAACGACATCGTTACTAACAAGTGATAAATCCATTATAATCTCCTTAATGTTGTATTATTATAGCTAAGCTATTTTTCTTTGTCAAGATAATAGCCTAAAATTGTGTTTTAGTGAGCGAGTACTGAAACCCCATGTTGGATGCCAGTCAAGCTTTGCCATATATGGTCGGTTGAGGTAAAGAATATCGAGCTTTGAATTCACACCCCAACATTTAATGCTTGAAGTAATGCCAGTATCATCAATAACCTCAACAACCCAATATTCTTTATTATTTTTAGTTTTCCTCGGAATAATCTTGCGAGGGATAAACCAAGTAACTTTCAAATCAGGATCAAATTCTCCAATAGGAGGAATCATGTTTTGTTCCAATTTGCTTACAATGTCGCTGTTCATGACCTCGCTCATCGGAAATACACCGGTAAGCTCCACAGTGTATTGAATAACCTCTTCTTCCTCAAAATTTCCTTCTGGGTGATATAGTTCAATGTTATCATCCAATTGTTTTAATTTGCGAGGGCGGTCAACAGCCACGGCAGACCAGAAATGCTTCAATCCACTAAAACGCTTATCAACGAGACCGTTCATTGCCCCAGAGCGGACCAGAACATCCAAAGCCTTTTTGTTGAGCTTAGAGTATACCATGTTTTCATTAAAGATAAAATCTTCAACTTTTTCAAATGGACGGTTATGAACAATTTGATCAATAGCAGCATCCCCAAGCCCCTTGATAGAGGTTAGGGGCTGGATGAGTGTTTTGCCGTCTTCCGAGATTTCCCAAACACGCCCAGATGTGTTAACATCCAATTTGCGGATATTAAACCCAAAACCCTTGGCGATATTGATTGCCTTTTCTTTTCTGCTCTCAGGTTCTTTATCCAAGAACGCTGCCATCCACTCAGCAGGGTGGTGGTGTGCTAACCAAGCACATTGATATGAAAGCATAGAATAAGATACGGCGTGAGACTTGTTGAAGCCATATCCCGAGAAATACTCAAACTTGTCCCAGATGCCTTCTGCTACGTTGTGCTGTATACCCTTCTCAACGCACCCGGCAATAAACTTAGAGTGAATTTTCATCTTAGCTTCGTGACCTTTGCCTGTCCCCTTCTTAGTCAACAACTTGCGAAGCTTGTTGCCCTCGTCAAGAGATAGGTCTTTACCAAGCTTGTGTGCCAGGATGGCAATTTGCTCTTGGAAGATAAGGAAGCCGTATGTCTCCTCTGTAACCTCTTGGATCAGTGGGTGATCATACTTAATGTATTGTGGGTGTTCCTTTGCCTCCACATACTGATCATCAACCTTTGCCGAGAGCGGTCCTGGGCGAAAAATAGAGGTAATAGCAGAAATATCAACGATACTGGTTGGTTTAGCTCGTTGGCAAAATGCTTGGGCTCCTTTTTCTGTAAACTGGAATACTCCTGCCCATTTGCCTTGGTGAAAAATGTTTTTATAAACGTCTTGATTATCAAGGCTAATGGCATCGGGATGAAGGTGTTTTTCGTAATATTGCTTTACATCACTAAATGTGGGATCCTCAATATCGTGCTCTCGCTTCAAAATGTGGCGAATTGCACCATCAATCATTGCTAGCGTGGATAATCCAAGAATATCAAACTTAATAAAACCCATTGGCTCAAGGTGGCGGACATTCTGCCCCTCTGCCCAAGGCGTCTGGCGGACGCCTTTAGAATTAATGAGCGGCATCCATTTATCAAGATTTTCGCCAACAACGACTCCGCCAGCGTGACGCGAACAAGAACGTACCTGTCCATATAGCATGTCAATATGGCTGGCAATGTGTGGATATTTTCCCAAAAACGCCTGGAGTGTGGGAGAATATTCTTTTGTCTCCTCGAATGTGGGCGTATATACACCTGCCTTAATGCCGTGTGCTTTCTTGGCGGCTGGGGTTGCTTCCAAAAGCATCTTACCTGTAACCTCGTTTACTTCCTTAAACGGAATACCGTAAAACTTGGAAATGTCCTTAATCAGAGAACGCAACTGAAGAGTGTTCCAGTTAGAAATAGGAACAACAGTTGTGTCACCCCATTCTTCAATAAGTTGCTCTTTTAGCTCCATCGGTGCTGCTACATCGTAGTCAATATCTGGATAATCAGTAGCGTCTGAGCGAAGGAATCGCGAGAACAGTAGACCATATTTAATCGGGTCAATCTGAGTGATTCCAAGAGCATAAGCCACGAGTGATCCAGCGGCAGAGCCGCGACCTGGACCCGTAAGCATGCACTCATTGGCTCGGTCAGCAATCGCCTTCATTGTCAAGAAATATTTTGAAAAGCCTCGGTCATCAATTACCGTAAGCTCGTGTCGGAGGCGTTCAGTATATTCCGAATCTTTGTGAAGCCCTCTTTCTCGTAGACCCTCCAGAGACATATTTACAAGTGCCTGGGTCGCTGTATATCCCGCAGGCACAACAAAGTCAGGTAGACGAACAGTATTATCTGGTAGGAAATCTTCAATTAACTTATGAGCGATATCGTGAGTGTGTTTGATGGAATTCAGTACCAAATCATCATCGTATTCTACTCCGCACTCTGCTGAATACTTTTTATAACTCTCCCACATTTGATCGCCATTTTTAGGGTAAAGCTCATAGCCAATCTCTTCAACACCAATTGGAAGCTCTGTGCTCATATATTCTGGGGCTGCCTTTCCGAGCCAGCCCAGGCGTTTATAAAGCTCACGGTCTTTCCAGGCATCTTTATTGGGATAATGACTATCTGCGGTTGAGATCAGCCCAATTCCAAATTCTTCGTGCATTTGAATAATGTATTTGTTAATAATGTGCTGCTCTGGGACATTGTTCCATTGAAGTTCACCATACCAGCGATCACCAAAAATATCCAACATTCGTCTAGTTGTAGCACGCATTGCAGTGAGTACAGCTTCTTCACCCTCCTCACGATTCTCCCAATAATTTCCAGAATATACACCGCCTAGGCAAGCCGAGGCAGCAATAACGCCCTCACTATATTTTGCAAGAAGATCGTAGTCCATACGAGGGTAGCGATAAAAGTTCTCGCTTTTATAGCTCTCAGAAATTAATTTAAATATATTCTGAAGACCTTTTTGGTTTTGTGCGAGGAGGATAAGATGGCGACGACGGCGTAACACATCTTGGACTTTTTTACTGGAGTTTTCATCCTCTACAGTGGCACCGCTCAAGGTGGAACCGAGAGACTTGGCACGTTTTTTGTCCTCCATGGCTTTCTCGTACTCTTGTCGCCATTCTTTGATGGACGGAATAAAATACGCTTCCGTGCCGAAAATTGGCTTAAAGTTCTTGCCCTCTTCTTTCATCTTTTTGGCGTGTAGTACTTGGTGAGAAAGCCCATTTGCGTTTCCGTGATCGGTTAACGCCAATGCATCACATCCATTACTATACGCAAAGTCCATGTGTTCGTTGGGATACCCAAGTGCATCAAATAATGAACCGGCTACACTATGTGCGTGTAGTCCCACAAACGGGATCTTAGACTTTACTCTGTCGCTCATCTTACCCTCCTCTATTTTATTTTAAAGTGCACGTCCAAATACGGCATCAATTTCTTTTAAAAGTGTGCTCCTGGTTGGCGGATCAAGCTCCAACACTTCAGCAACACGATATCTCAATTGCCCCAAAACATTGCCAAACTGATTGGTTTTTGCACGCTCTGTCGCAAGTTGTTCCGTCAATTCATCAACTGTTTGTTGTAATTCAGTCGTTTTCTTCGTCGTCATATTCTACTCCTATTCCACTCCATTCGTGGTATTTAATTAGACCCTCAAAAGGTCTTTTGATTGTTTTTGAATGCTCGGATGCAAAAAATCTAGTATAATTTCCCCAACTTGATAAGTCATAAAACCAGTCTAGTTCTTTCACATTCTCCTCTTCTAATATAACAGGTTTAAAAACTTTGTCAAGGGAAAAAAACCTTGCAGACCATCTTTCTTCAAGCGGCAGCATTTCTGTTGGTATTGAGTCGCCGGAATTCTTCCAAGCACGAGTACCCTCTTTTCGCATTTTTCTCCTACATTTAATAAAATCTTCTGGTCCAAATGAAAATCCGATATACTCATTGTCTTTGACTGTTTTTCCATCATAACAAAAAAAGAAATTATTTTCACTAGAAATCAAGCCCCTATATTGACGCGGGGCGTCTTCTGGATACACACTAAGCGGAAAAGAGACATAATATTTATCCGGTGTTACCCATTTGCTCATCTGCCTGCTGATCCAATAAGAAGTTAGTGCCCCGAACAAAATGCTCCAACTGTAGCAGTCAACTCTGCCACGATCTTTTGGGTGAATTGGGACATAATATATTGGTATTTGTTTTCTATGTTTTTCAGGGTGTGCTGCTAAAGTTCTACCATACCAAATTGGATCTTGCACAAACTCCCCTATCCTATGGCGTATTAATGGTTGTATATCATTATTACATACTATCCATATTGTTTCGCAGCCAGCATATGCACATTCCATTATAGAACGTTCTATCGCAGTATAGTTCTCTGCTACTGGCATTAAAACATTATCCCACTCAAATCCAAAATCATGTTGATGACCAGCAACAGGAATTATGCCTGCGAGATGAAATGCAGATTTGTTAATCGGTTTTGTTTCCATTATAGTGCATTTAATAATTTATATAAATAACCCTCGGCTTTGAGATTACAGTTTAACACAATCTGTTCTGGGGTGTCTATATTAAATTTAATTTTTTTAGTATTTTTGTATTTTCCCATGGGTAGAGGCAATATTTCTCTTTTCATAAGGGATATCTTTGGAGAAAGCCACTTATAGGGTTCGGGAGAGCGTTCGGGATAATTAGGATTTTTTCCATTTCTAAGACCTTTGATTCCCGCCTCTTTCATGCACTTAATAATTTTGAAACGTGCATATGTGTCGGAATATTGATAATCATGCACGGCTTCGTCGTGGGTCAAGTATGAAATGGATAATAAGTCTTTCTTATCTGACTGTGTGGCTGGTCTTTGTGAGGAGTAGAAAAATATATCTTTGACAAAATCATCATTGGTGCCCAAGTAGTCAATCGTGGTGCTACTTCCTATATTTATTTCAAACCAATCCAAAACTTGAACCTTTTGTTCTTTGTTTTGCGAAATTAATGGAGGCAATCCGCTTACCTTCTTATCATCAAAAACTATCAACTCATTATATTCAATTTTAAATTTTCTATTTCCAGTTGTGGTGACCACTAAGTTGTCTTTTTGCACATTGATAGATTTTGCCAAGTCGGAAAACGGCACCAGACCCGACAAGGATAGTAATGATAATAATTTATTGTGGGTTTGCTGTTTTGACACGCCAAAAACAAACTGCTGTTCACCAATTCCGTTAAGCTGATAGGATTTTGGCTCCATCTTTAAAAGACCAAAATCCATATTAATATCAAAAAACTCAAAAGGGTGGATTTTTGCCTTTTCAGCAAAAATTAAGGGGGTTTGGGTATAGAAGCAATATAATACAGAACTTAAAGTATTGCCAACCGCAACCCTATCATACGTTAGCATACTGGTTTATTAGTTTTTGAAATATATCCCTTGGTTAATGCAGAACTACTTTGTACTTTGCCGCCGCCGATTCCCCACAACATTTCGATTCCAAGCTCCTCGCAAAGTGCCATTTCTGGGGTGTTGGTGTTTGTCCTATCGCCTCCGTTAGCAAAATAATCTGGGCGGTGTCTTTTCAAAGCCTCGCACACTGTATCGTCACCGTCATCTATGCCTATTACCGACTCATTGCGGACGCCTTTAATAGCTTGTATAATCTCTACACGCTCCTCAAAGGGCATAAAAACATAACCTTTTTTACGCACCAACCATGCATCAGAATTAACAACCACAATTACGTCGCCCACTTTTGCAGCTTCGCGAATCATGCGGATATGCCCTTTGTGAATCGGGTCGAATCCTCCACTAACCATAATAGTTTTCTTTACTGCTGGGTATGTCCTGTACTCATTGTAGTGATGTGCCATTATTCTATATTCTCCTTTACTTTTGCTATGACATAATTGTCTAATATTAAATAATGTTTATTGCCCTCATATTCTAACTCTTCAATCATTCTTCGATCTACTAAAATTTGTTCACCCTTTTTTATAGCCTCTATGCGGCAATCTGGTGCCCAGTCAAACACAGTGGCAGCACAATATTTACCCTCGATCTTCGTATAGTCTTCTGGCAAAAGAATGGTTGTCTGTTCTTTTATTTTCTCTTTTTTAACATGCTCTGGCATGATTAATATATGTCTATTAAATGGTTGCAGCATTTTTTCTCCTTATCCGCATTTGGCATAGCCACAAGATTTACAAGTTAGGCACCCTTCAATATAAATCAGCCCGTCTGCTCCGCATTCGCTACAGGTTTTATCACTTGCTCTTGAGCCATCAGTAATATAGTTTTTAAGCACTCTGGCGACACATTTTGCAAACGAAAACATGTCACTGTCGCGGTCTTTCTGCATCTGCTCTACAACATACTGGATATTTGCTCCATGTCGCAAAGAAAGTGAAATAAGGCGGGTGAATGCCGAGTTGTTTGGATTATCAAAAACTTTAACAATATCTTTTACAACAATAGTATCACCATTTTTGCCGACACGCAAGTCATAAACAGAGTTCATCGTCTTTCGTGGGTGTTTTACAAGAATGCCCTCGGTGTGTTTTGCGGGAATCTCAATTAAATTAGATAACCCTCCCATAACTTCGTAAGGTTTGCCGTCAAGCATGCCCACTAAAATAATCCACTTCTCACCCTGAATGGTTGTGTGGTGGATGCTACAGGGCAACTCAGTGGGGCGTTTTACCGCTGGGTGATCTGGGAATATATCCTCGCTCTCATCTGTGTTTGTTACAAGTACTCCCGTTCTTGAACCGTCAACATAAACAGTGATGCCTTTTAGTCCAAGCTTCCAACCTAACTGATACAGCCGAGACACAACTTCTGGATCGGTACCTTTGGGAAGATTAATAGTAGAGCTAATTGAATGATCAATATGCTTTTGAATCGCGGCTTGGATGTGAACCCTTTTTTCCCAATCAATTTGGTGAGATTCAGTAAAAAAATCTGGCACCTCTTGTGCCCTAAACATATCTAAGTAAGAAGATACGTTGTGGTGAAAAACCTCATATTCAATCCAACGATCTCCTAGATCGTCAACAAAATCTGCCTCAATATTGGTTTCATTGTGAGACAATTTTCTGCGGCGTGTGTATGAGTTTCTAAATACCGGCTCAATACCTGAAGAGGTCTGTGACATAATTGACACCGATCCAGTGGGGGCATTTGTTAAAATAGAAATGTTTCGTCTTCCATGTTGTGCCATCAACATTTGAACCTCGGATGGCAACGACTTGATAAATTCGTTATTTCGCTCTTTTTCCCAATCAAAAACCGGAAACGAACCTCTTTCCTCTGAAAGGCGAACGGATTCCGTATATGCCGCAACTTTAAAAGTTTCATAAATTGTATCAATGACAGACAGAGCTTCTTCCGAATCATATGCGAGCGAAAGACAGGCAAGGGCGTCCGCCAATCCGTGAGTCCCGAGCCCAGTCCGGCGTCCATTGTTACATGCAGTTTTTAAATTTTCCCAAAGTTCTTTTTCGTCATCCGTATCGCACGCTTTAATAATGCTGTCCAACTTTTCAATTTCAAGCTCTACAAGATCATCGGATAATCGCATCGCCGTGGTGACAACATCAGTAAAATGGTTGAAGTCAAAAGATGCTTTTTCTGTAAACGGGTTTTTAACGAAGTTTTTGAGATTTACCGAAATAAGACGGCAAGAGTCGTAAGCAGATAAGGGAATTTCACCACAAGGGTTTGTGCAGATGGTTTTAAAGCCATCGTCGGCATATGCTTCTGCGGGAAGGTACTTCTCAATGTTACCCCACATCAAAAGCCCTGGCTCTGCCGTCTTGGTAGCCGATTCTACGATTTGCTGCCAGAGGGTGGCGGCGTCAATTTCTCTGGTGTGTTCTGGGTCTTTCGCGTCAACAGGAAACCGAAGAGTAAATGATCCATTGTTTTCAACTGCCTCCATAAAATCATCACTTATCTTCACAGACACATTTGCACCTGTGACTTTGGTGAGATCATGCTTCATTGTGACAAATTTTTCAATATCAGGATGACGCACATCCATTGATATCATAAGTGCCCCTCGGCGTCCGTTTTGCCCAATCATACGACAAACATATGAATATAAATCAGCAAAAGACCAAGCACCCGTGGTGGTGCCTGCGGAATTGTTAACGGCAGTGCCTTCGGGGCGGAGTTGGCTAATGTCAAGCCCTACGCCACAACGTCTTTTAAATAGATTGGCAAGAGATTTACTTGAATCTATAATCGAAGAAATATTATCTTCTGGTGAGGCGACAACAACGCAGTTAGAAAGGGATACGTTGACATGGTTGTTTCCAATACCCATCATTGGAGAGCCTTGGGGGACAATATATTTAAAATCTTTCAAAAGATTGTATATCTCCTCTTTTGACAGTTGACTAAGCCCCCCAAACTTTTCTTCAATCCTTGCAAACTCTGAAGCTATACGATCATGCATGTCGTCGGGTGTTTCTTCTAAAATTGTTCCGTTTTTATTTTTTAAGGCATATTTTGTGAGCCACACATTGGCGGCTAATTCATCGCCATTGAAATACTTTTTTACTGCTTTTTTTAACTTCTTGCCCAACTTACTTCCCATCCTTAAATTTCTTATATTTTTCTTTTAACTTTTCCGATTGTTGTTTAGCAGCATTAACTTGAGCTTCCCCAATTGTTTCACCCGTTGAGGGAAGCACGTCTATTTTCACCCTACTCAGATCCATCTTCGCGGGATATATAATACCATCTGGTCCAAATCTGTTTTTTGCTACGAATACACGTCCTGTGTTGTTGTTCTTGTCATCAATTGTTCTGGAAACAGAAAAAATGAAATCTGAGACAAAGCACTTGCTATAAGCCTCGGAAATAGATTCCATTGTGATAACTTCTGCATTAAGACCGGAACGGTTTGTTTGAGAGGCGGTCCAAACTGGACATTTGTTTTCCTGTGCAATCGCTCGCAACTCTTCATAAATGGTTTCAAGATCATGCCTCTTTTCTCTAGTGGTCTTAACGGGTCTCAACAAGTCTCCATAGTCTACCAGAATCATATCAACTTTTATATCTTTTTGTTTTAATTTTTCAAGATGGTTTTTAATTGTTTGAGTCGTAGCAGATTTAGTTGGGTACTCTTTAATAATTAGACGACCCGCGACTTCCTGTACCTTTTCATATATCATTTCTTTAAAAGAGTGTGTTTCTGAGAGGGGAACACCAGTTACACAACTATCGTATCTAATTCCGATACTGGTGTCTTGAAGTTCTAGTGTGTAGTGCACAACTGTTTTTCCCGCGAGCAACGCTTGTGTCCCAAGGTGCACAAGGACCATGGATTTTCCTGCCCCAGTTGGTGCAATTACAACTCCAAGCTCGCCATTACCAATACCACCTTTGCACAAAACATCTATTTCATCCCAACCTGTACTAATTGGATCTCTTGCTTTTATTTCAAACCTCTTTTCAAAGTCCTGAACGTAGTCATATCCAAAATCAGAATCCCCACCGAGCTTGAGAGCATCATTAATTACTTTTGATATTTCATCAAAAGAAGACGTTTTAAGTAAAGATACAGACTTAATCATAGCCGACTTAAGTACCTGTTTCCTACAAAAATCTAAAGATGTGTTTTTAACAAAATCAGAGTCTTTAATTTCTGAATTATAGATCCTGGCAAAATAATCTCTTGTCTGCTTTTTGACAGCATCTGTCTCATCATCAAGCTCTGTTCGCAGAATGGTGGTAAAAATCTTTGCACTTGGGTGAACATTATATTTGTCCTTATATGAAAACACCCTATCAACAAATACTTGCAGATATTTAAGCTCAAAATATTCTGTTTCTAATACTTCTTGGATTTGATCACAAAAAGCCCGATCTTGCAAAATAAGAGCGGCAAGCCCCTCTTGGAAGGACTTGCCATAACGACTAAAATCCGTTTTTTCTTGCGAACTCAAATATACACCCTTGTTTTATCCTTATAGAACAATATAACCTATCTTGTACAAAAAGTCAAGACTTTATTCTTTTAAAGACATCATCTTATCATATGCGTTTCGCTTAGCATCTGATAATTTTCCGAGATAATCGTTTCTTCTTAGTACTTTGAAGGCTAAGTTCTCAACCGAATACGAGCCTACGGTTTCTAGTCCAGTTTTTCTCATTTTGCGAATTTTTTCTTTTAACTTGTCCGCATATTTCTCTGCCTCTTCATACTTTTTATCACCAATAAGTCCATCAAGGCGATCAATCTGATCCATCAATGAGGCGGCTTTTTTCTTTACATTATCTTTGTCAAAATCGTGCTTTTTCATAACGGGCTTTTTCAACCACTCATCATTCATAATCGAATATAGCCCTTGTGCCTCATGTGGGTCGTTTATGTCTTGCAAATATATTTCAACCTCATATCCTTTAATATAAATGTCGTGAAGACGATTCCAAATTGATTTCATTGCATTGAAATATTCTCTAACCAAATCCACATTTTCATCTATGTTTTTAAAATCCAATAAAATGTGCAAATCAACGTCCGAAAAGCGAGAATAATTATATGCAGCTAGCGATCCTGTAAAAGTTACATCGTCGTATGGCATATCGCCTACCTCAAGAGAGTTATAAAAATCGTTTGCTATGATCATTAATTTCTCTCTAATTTGAGGATCTAGTTTATCCCCTGGTTGGTTCCAAAAGTCCTGATCTAATTCATCGTGAATTTTAAAACTGGATAAATCAACAGACTCTGGATCGTTCTCTTCATTTAGAAAATTTTTAAAGTTTGAAACAATTAGTTCGGGGTCCAGGTCTGTCATTTCGGACTCTCTGAACTCGTTCGCCCATATCTTAAATAATCGCATGTTAATAAATAGTTTTACAACTTGGAATCAGCAACTATCTTATTCATTGCTGCAAACAAATCAACAAAATTAACAACGCCGAAGCCGTCTTCTATCATCATCGTTTTGATGTTGGTTTTAGCGAACTCTGCTTCAAAGTTATCAAGGGAATAATTTATTTTCTGTCTCCCTTGCACACTCACGGAGGGCGTGTAAAGCTGCATCAGGCGATAATTTTGACTTACAACGTCTTTACCCTCCAAGACGCTCGTGTATGCTTTAACTTTACCCTGATGCTCCGTGCAGTGGTTTATCAGGGTATCAATGTCATGAGAGATGTCTTCCGCTAAAAACGGAAACCGCTTGGAAATCGTAGGAAGACCAACGCCGCCGACACCGGGCAAGTTGTCCGATTTATCACCAGCAATTGCACGGGCAAGAGCAAAGTTCTTTGGATGAATGCCAAACTGTTCTACTAGGCTTTTTTGATTTACAACTTGTTTTTGAATTGGGCGAAACACAATGGTTTCTCCATCACATAACTGAAAAAAATCTTTGTCAGAGGATACAATAACCTTTTGCCACCCTGAATAGTTTGGGTGTTGCACAACTACGCTAATAATGTCATCTGCCTCAACTGCGGGAAGCATCAATTGGATAATCGGCAGTTCGTTGAGGTATTCTACAAGGCGGGTTTGTTGCCAGATTTTATTAGCAACCTCTTCGTTCTCTGAAAGGTTGCGGATATCGCGATTGAGACGAATCGGCTTTCTGCCCTCTTTGTATCCCTTGTTTTTTGATTTCCGTCTTTGTGAGCCACCCTCACCGTCCCAGCAAATTACAACTTGATCCGGCTTAGTCTCGCGAATGAGCTTTTGAAGCGATTGTAGAAACCCCTTAAGCCCTCCGATAGGCTGTCCGTTGGTGGACAGGCTTGGGTTTACAATATAATTTCTGAACAAAAGGTTCAGAGCATCAACAACTAATAGTCTTTTCATTTCTTCACCGTATTATGGCGTTTATACAAAAACGCCCCACTATGAACAATATAGCATGATCATAGTGGGGTGTCAAGTGTTTTTAGCGATATCTACGAGCAGGTGGAGCAGGTCTCCCTCTTCCCTTCACATATCTAACATGAGTGTGTGGATGTCTGTTAACCATATGGCGGGGAATTGTACGAAGCTCCCAATATCCACGGTGGTAGACACCTCTTGCATCGCGATGTGCTTTTACCCACACCCAAGCCTTCACCCTAACGGGAGCCTGATTGTGATGTGGAGCGTGGGCACGAGGGGCGGGAGTGTGATATCGTTGCTGTGGTGGATGTGGCGGCGTGTGAGCGTGCACAGCACATCCAGCCAAACAAGTTAGCATTGAAATAAAAATTGCATTAATCATTTTTTCTTCCTTTTTTTGGTTTTCGCAGGTTTAACAGGCTCAGGGTGCCAACACTTTACTTGGAACTTGTTATGTCCTTGCCCATATCTTTTAATTTTGACGAGCGTGTGTTCGGGAAATTCATATAAAATTTCTTCCTTTTTAGATAAAGCAGCCTCATAAGTGTTAAATATTCCCACTCTCTTCCACGACTTGCTGTTTTCCTTATTCGGATCCATCTGTCTCTTCCTCATAAAAATCTGAAGCATTTCCTTCGCGTTTGTCAAATTTATAAATAACTTCTTCATCCATAATTTCATAAACTCTCGTTCGGAATTCATCTTCTTTCATACGGTCATTCCATTTAGATGCTTGGAATTTTGAACCCAGAGCCTCACCGGAAGAATCCAAGAGCGTATACCAAGCACCAGTACGAACCAAGCTGGAAGAGCCGCCGATGGCGTCAAACAGGCTTTCATCATCCTGAATGCCAATCTGATCCCCCCACAGAATACGGAAATTACACTGCCTCCCCTGAGTTCCAAAGCGGGATTTTTCCAATTTTACCTTAACCTCCGAACCGATGCGGAAGCCTTTGTCATCCGTGACAAAAGATGCCTTGGCTTTACGCCCTGTCAACCAAATACGGAGAGAATAAGCATAAATCATTGCTTTTCCACCTGGGGTGACATAAGGTGTTGTAAGAGCCTCAGAAGGTGAGCGAGTAATGTTGGATTTTAACTGGTTTAGTACCAAAAACGTTGATTGGGAGTTGGCGATAGGAACAGTCAATTTGGACATACCTTTCGCGAGAATGCGAGCCTTTACTGCCATAGAAGATTGAGGGTTAAAATCACCTTCAATATCAGAAATGGCAGGTGTGAGTGCCAGCGAGTCCCAAATAAACAACATACGATTGTCATTATTGCTAAGAAGATCCTCAATGGTTTCTAAAACAAACTCAACAGAAGCAGCCTGAACATACAGAAGGCTGCTCAAGTCGCATCCTGCTTTCTCAAGAAAACCAGGATCAATTGCCGACTCCGAATCAAAATAAATAACATCAATACCCATTTTTTGAGCATTTGCGGCAACCTGTGCTGCCATGTAAGATTTACCAGTCGCCTCCAGACCTGCAATCTCAACAATTTTGCCAACAGGAATACCAGAAAGCTTCCCTCTGCATATAATAGAGTCCAACCATCGTGAACCAGTTGGAATCCACTCTTTTACTTCAGTTGGGTTCTCTTCGGTTAAATTGTGGGCTACATTAACCCCAGCACGTTTATTTATAAGTGCCCTCATGTCGGATAAACTTAATTTACCCGGTTTTGTATTTTTAGCTCTCGCCATTCTCATTTATTCTCCAAAGATAAAAGTGTGAGGCACCTGATAAACCTGTGCCTCCCTGTGGTTTACAGAATTAAGCTCCCATAAGTTCGTTGAAAGCGGCATCAACAGAAGAAACCGTCTCGGTAGAAGGAGGAGGGGTTGTATCTGTGGTCTCCTCGCTGGTGCCTTCTTCACCAAGAAGGTAGGCGTCCAATAGTGCCCCTACCTCTTCTGGTGTTTTACGCTCAAAAAGCGTGTCAAACTCAGGAATGCTTTCAAGCAATTCTGCACATCGGTCATCACCGCCGACTGCATCATCACACAGCACAGAGGAACGACGACGTGGAGTAAGTTTCGTTTGTGGGAAACTTGCTCCTTGGGGCTTACCATAGTGCAGGACAAGATCCGTTCCTGTCTCTGTGTCGGTAATATCTCCGTATTCGGGGTTCAGAACGAGGTTGAGCAATTGCTCATATACCATCTTTCCGTATCCCCAGATACGAACACCCTTATCTTCTTCACCTCGTACTAGTACGGGGGAGAAAAATCTTTGACGAGCCATAAGAGACTTCGCCATCTTAATACTATCTTCGGTGCCCTCGTTAAAAAGCTTCCGAACAAAGTCGTTCAGTGGATCATCTTCACCGAAGTTCTTCTTCGGACTAAGAAACCCAGGATTATTGCCCACATTATAGTGGAACCAGAAATCCTTGAAGGGATCTCCATCGGCAGTGGGAACGATGCGAATACATTGTTCGCCGTCTTGTGGACGCCAGAACGTATCGCGATTTCCTCCACCTCTTCCTTCAAGTGCCGCTTTGCGGGCTTTCATTTTATCAATATCAATTGCCATTTTTTATTTCTCCTTATTTTTGGCTTTTGCCTAAAGTCAAGATGATAAATCTCTCACCTTGCTAAGATCTAATATAACATAAGCGTATTATGTTGTCAAATATATTTTTAAAAATATTCGTGATCAAGCGGAATATTCAAATAGTACCCGCCACCCATTTCGCATTGGCAGTAGGATTCGTGCTCAAAGCCGGAGAATTCTCCTCCCATAGCAGAACATACCACCTCGCAGTGCCCAACTGCTTTTCCGAGCCTAAACCCTGCTTCATAAGTTTTCAAAGCAAAAAGAGCACTTAGTCCAACAAGCAATAGTAGCCCCAAAATACGCTTCCAGTGAGTTTTTGTATATAAAAACGCTTTACCAATATAGTCCAATATTTTTCTCACTATGTTCATTTTAATTTCCTGTTTGGTTTGTGTTTACGACAACATATCCATAATTAGCATCATAGGATGTTGCGTGCACCTGAAAGGCTGCTGTAGTTTTGGTATCAATGTTCTTGTTTATATTTTCTGTCAGTTTGCGGAGCAACTTTCCATCTGTTTCTAATGTTTTTGAATTGATAGCATAATAATAACTCTTTTCTTGAACACTGTCAAGGGAAAAAAACAATTTTTCTTCACCCGTATCAATGTTAACCATACCAAGAGTGCTAACTCTGGTGGTCTCATGCGGACTAAAGGCTGTGTCGTGTACAGGCTCTTGGTGATTATAGACATTGACCATGTGCACAACTGACGCTATAAGGTCATTTAGTTTGTCATAATACCCCACTATTGGTACCTCTCCTATTATTTCTTCTATCATCTTATTGTCAACTAAATATACTCTTTGAATTACCCCAGAACGAGCATATTCTTGCAAAACACTCCTTACAAGGCGTTCTTGTGATATATTAATAGACCCCAAAAATTCAAGATCCGGCTTAATGTATAGGACGCTAAGATTTTTATCAGATAATTGTTGCAGCACCCTCAAACAAGCACCAGAAACACAACCAGAGCCAGAGACAACAAAAAGTATATCATCGGTGACATCTTTAAAAAACGTTTTCATTGAACGAACGCTTTTTTCGTATTTTTCTGGATGGTCTTGTCTTTTAAGAACAAGACAGTTTTTTTCTTTTTTATTTAACCCTTCGGAATCAAGTTTATATATTTTATATTGTGGGTATTGAGAGAATTTATCTGCAATAGCACAACCTGCTTTACCCAACCCAACTATTGTGTCCATTCAATCCTCCGCATATCGCCATAAGACTTACCAGCACTTAAATTAACCTGAAACTTGCCGAATGGTGTATCAGAAAATAACGCCAATAGTTCCCCCACCAACTCTCGCTCGCTATCATCAAAGTCAATAACTATACTATCATGAAGTGTGAACGAAATAAAGGAGTTTTTACCCTTAAGTTTATCAGCGATTTTAAAAGCTCTGGATAGCACGATATCGCTTGTCGTGCTCTGTATTAAATAGTTTAGTGCATGGTGTTTATCCGCTTGAATAACGCGATTCATTGGAGTGATAACGACCTGTCCATTCCAATATTTCCTTAATATTCCATCGCGGTCATAATGCCTGCCGGGTAGGTCATCTTTTGACTGCGGGTTATATAACCAAGAGAAGATTCTCTTCTTTGCTTGATCCCGTGTGCCAACATTCCGAAATACATTCTTTAAATTCCAAAGATGCAGATCTTCTATGGGTTGTTGTTTGCCAGAAAGTCCAAGAAGGACGCGAAGCTCTGCTGCGTTATAATCAAGTTCCACGAAGTAATCATTTGTTGGTTTAATGATAGAGCGGTATTCACTATCAAGAGTTAAAATAGGGAAATAGCCCTTTATAGTGGTCATCCTGCCGGTTTTTGTGCCATATATATTGTATTTTATATAAGGTTTGATATACCTTGATTTCTTAAGAAAATTACGTACTTTTAGCTGGTGGCTGTCTCTTGCAATTTCCGAATAATCAATATTCAACCTTCTTTGTCCAATATTATAAGTGAACTCAACCATATCTCTCATAAAATCATAATTCGCTGGTTTAGGATAGTTTTTAATAATATGCTCTGTGATTTTATTCTTTACTTCGCAATATTCTAGGAGAAATCTTTGGGGCACGAGATCATAAAAGCAGTGTATATCCAAATTCATTTTCGCTGTTGAAAATGACTTATAAAACGCCCTCAAACGAGCCGTAATTGCTTGCCAACGGTGACTTAAAAAATCAGGACATACTTCATCTAGTGTTTTGCCTTGAGCCAGTAGGGAGGCTATTGTGGTATCTTTTTGGGATATTGCAGGATTGTAATTCCAAGTAGCGGTTACGGAGTCAAAATCAAACTCTTTGCAGTCGTATATAAGCCTGCCATTGTGATATATGCCTACGCAGTGTTTTTTATCGTCTAATGTCTGTATTAGCAAATGTCACCCGTTAGTATCCCCCACCGGATCCGCCAGCAGCATAGTTACTAGCTTGTTGGGCTGGGTTTTTATAATTAACCAAGCTTAAATTGGCGGGGTGTCTATAAAAATTAAACTTATCTCCAATATAACCAATGGCTGTATCAAAGTCAACATTTTTCTTTAAATCTTTTGCGTTTTTTATAGTTTTAGCTAACTCAATCTTGTTCAAAGGGCTGCCAAGTTCATAGTTTAAGAATTCAGCATATACTGGAAGCCAGTAATCATCATTATACTTTGTAAGTAAATCATTTTCAAGCAAAGGGTATCTTTCTTTAAGCACAGTGGTAGATAAACATTTTCCTGTCCGAAACCTGTTTGCAGCCAGCGATGGCTCCTCTCTAAGATAAAATTCACTCATTTCCAAATAATATTTACTCGCTGGTATTGCCGCAGAGCGAGCCCGTTTCTCAGACTTAACTGGATACACCCCGGCATAATTGTTATAAAGCTGAACTAAATAAACCCTAAGAAGTTCATAATCATAATCTTTTGCTTTATAATACAATTCATCAAAAATATTTTCAAGTGTCAGTTCGTAATATTCCATATAGTTTTGCATTTTTGGAGACCCCAGATCTGCAATAATTCTACCTGGATAGTCTTTGTCCGCCATAAAACCAAATTTACGAAGCGACTGCATGTAAAAATCATAATTTGGGCTGTCAAGAAATGCATAGGCTTTAGCAACATCATCAGAATAATCTATAACGGGCGAAACTTCTATTACCAATCCCGAATAATGAATTGACGATCTTTTTGACATCAAGTAGGCAGAGCGGGTTAATGGGAATCTTTTTCCCTTGGTTAAATAAACATTTCTAATTGATTTCATATATGCATCAAAGTCTTCTGGTCTTGAGTATTCAACCCCAATTCGTGCAACTGGTTTTTCAAGATATGAAGTAACAATTGCCTCATATAGGGCACGAATGTTTGTCTCATATCCTTTGTGCATGCTTTCCCAGCCTTTAACAGCCTGAATTCTGGATATATTATTCGGTCTATTGTCAAGAATTCCGGCTTGTCTGGCTTTTTCAAAATGATTTTGCAAATCTATGAACGCATCTACTACAAAATTTAGTGCGTATACTGTATCTGTAGAATTTTTAGTATTTCTTTTTATTGGCATGAGGTGCGTCTCCGAAGGATATATCAAATTTCCATCGTTATCAACACGACCATAATACGGAAACAAAGAGGGGTCAAAAAGATTAGAATGGTTTGTTTTTTCTTCCATCTCATTGAGGAAATCTTTTCTTAAATTAAAAGCTCTACGTGTTTGTTTGCTTCCGGCAAAAAGTCTACTATATCTTTTTCTTTTCATACTACAATATCCTACGCTGTCTTTTTCATTTTCCACTCAACATCTCTTCTAAATGCTGAATTTAGTGCTTCGCCATCTCCGAGACCAGACAATACATACCCATTGATTACAAAGTTGTGTTCGCTGTCATAGATAGTATGTCCGTCCACTTCTAAGTTATAGAACTTACTAACAAATTGCTGCTTCACACAAGCTTCAGGATGGTCTTCCATAGATATCCATTCACCTTCGTATTGTATTGGGTGAATAGCATTACCCTGAATACCCGGTAGCGTAGCTAACGTTACTGTAGAGTTAATTTCATAAACCAAGGGCTTCGTGACTCTGCCTGGAGTGGGAGCATTGTCGCTGTTTAGGGAGAGTACAACATCACCCATGACAACATCCTCTATGGGCTTAAAACTACCGTCATACATAGTGATCATTGTGCCGGGAACGAAGCAGGCAAAGTTTCCAGTTCTTCCTGATTTGATATTTCGTCTTTTCGTCTCCTGCTCTTGAGTTCGCGTAGCCACTGCCTGTGCGTTTTCGGTTTGAATTTGCTGTATCGCTGTCTGTACGAGAGGAGCAACAGCATTTTGAGCCTGAATTTGGCGAGCCTGTCTAGTAGTCGAGCACTGTGGGAGTGCGGCATCGTAAGCAAACGAATTCCATCTCGTGCTTAAGGATGTTCTCCATTTACCGCCTTTTCCCAAAGATCCAAAATCATGCTCAATTCTAGAAACACCAAAATATCCACCAACACCTATTGAGCGAGCAGCACTTTTAATAATTCCTGAATTTTGTACACGATCATTTGAATCTTTATCGGGTTCTAATATCGGTCCCTGCAAAGACTGTGGATCAAGGTATAGCATTGTACCTACTTTAAAAACACAGTTACCACGTAATAATATTTCCGCATCATACTTTGGACGTAATATTCCCATTCTATTTCCGCCCTTATCAGCCATCAGGTTCGCCTCTTCAATTCCTGGTAAATCAGATCTTCTAAATTGAACGCTCATGATTGATTTTTTTACTGCCGAACTCAGCTTAAAGTGATATATGCCTTTTGCACGGTCTTCTGATTTATTGCCCGTCCTACGTATTTCATCTTCTGCTTTCTGATGTATGAGAAAAACTTGATATGTGTTTAATTTACCTTTTGCTTGTGCTTGTCTAATAGCTCTTCTGACTTTCCCTATGGTCACATAGTCAACAAAACTATATGAAATAAAATCTGCTGTTATACTTTGATATTGCCCTGCGACACTGGTGGACTCCATTATGCCAGCTTCGTATAGTTCGTCATCGGTCAAAATGTCAATGTCATAATTTACGCCTTGTCCATTGGTTACATAAGAAACGCTCTCAGCGTTATATGATATTACTGTATCTGTATCATCTGGATATGTCATGTTGCTTGTATTACCTTCAGGTACCCCGGTTTCGGAATAAGAAACTCCATTAAGGGAATCCTGAACCTGATCCCAGGCTGCGGGGTTTTGGGTGTGCAAAGTGTCCAGCATTTGTTGAGCGAGCGATGGGCTCTGCTCTTGGACTGCTTGGTATCCTTGCACAAACGATTCTATAGCATCTTCGACAACGGCTTGTTGCGGGTTTGGAGCCGGAGCCGATGAGGCAGGCGTTGCCGCTGGAGGAGTTGGCGAAGCAGGTGTGGGTGCCGCTCTATATCTCTCCATCCTTCTTGTGGATTTTTGTGAATTTAGCTCTGTTCCATCTCCCTGTACTGACAGATAACTCATTAGTGCTCGGGGGGTAGTGGCTGACTCATTTCCCCCGTCTCTACCGGGATAAGTTGCGAGTGCTGCTGGCATAACTACATGTAGTAGCCCATCAATTAGGTTTTTAAGATAATATCTTGTAATGTTCGGTCTTGATACAACTTCGTTAAACCAAAATTCTTTAAAAAGCATTAGATCTATTGGTATGTCTGCAATATTAACGAATGTCTTTTTGTTGACCGTTTCTTTTGAGGGAAGCTCAATATCTCCAAAAACATATTTTCCATATTTATTAATCATTTTTTGGGTGCCCTCACCCAACCTGCCTTGTTCCGCAACCTCATCAAAAAATACGGGATAATTTGCATTGGCTTCACGGGCGGCTGCTTCGGCTTCCGCAGCTTGGGCAGCGGCTTCTGCTTCGGCTTCGTCTGCTTCATCTGGGTCGGAGGGGGAGGTGGGCTCTGGGTCTGGTTCGGGCGGCGATGATGCTGTAAATCTATTATTGTAAGCCAAAATTTCTAAAGCGGCTTCGACAATATCACCAAGAAAAACAAATTGAAAAAACTTTCTATCACCGTGATCAATAGAGCTTTCACCCTCTGCAAGATTTGTCATAGTTTCTTCCGTGTCTTCGTCCAACTCCTCTTGATTCTCATTAAGTTCGTTTTGTTCGTTGGTCATGGCTTCAACCGTAGTACTTGCCTTGGCATATCTAGCATAGTTGCGAATCACAACGTCGTCTTCGTCGGAGTCGTGCGTTCCAGCGGACAGGTTCTCTACATTTCTCACCTCGACTTCAGTGTTAGTCTCAGGTGCATCTGGCTCGCTTGGTAACTCCACACCGGGATTAGTTGTCGAACCGGAGTCAGCCAATGCTGTCTGAATGATAGAAACGGCATCTTCGGGGAAAGAGCACACATAAATTCTTGAACTCGCTCCCTGGGAGATGTTTCCGTGGCTGCGATTGGCCAATCTCAATTGATTAAACATTTTTCTATTGCGAATATTAACATCATTAGTGTATGCCTCTCTAAGGTTATCTAGCTTAGATCGCAATTGGTTTTCTACTCTCCCACGGGCTTGGTTTTCAAGAGAGATCTCTGCTCTTTGCTCTGGTGTGGCGTTGTCGGGCACCTCTTTTTGCTTACTTGCTTTTAGCTGTTCCTTAATCTCATCTTGTTCTTCGCGATTAGCCTCCAGCGTCGCGCCAAGTATAGGATCATCTAATAAATTTGATTCCGGCATTTGTTGTATTGCAGCACCGTGAGCAATAAAATTTACAGTCATGTCAACGGTCATATCTGGATTAATAATTATATCATGGTGCTTTAGGTTTAAATAAAATATCTCCTCATGAGTATTAATCGCCTCTATTATCTGATTAACTCTTTCCTCTACTTTGTTACGGTCAATACGTCCCGATGTGGTTTGAATACCATTTTCATCAACAACTGGCTCAACTTGTCCGCTATTTACTTGCGATTTAAACCCTGCGGCGATGGGTGTCCCTGCTGCTTCCCACTGACGTATAAGATCGGGGGTCACTTGTGAGCGACCGACAGCCCCTCCGAGAAGCGAGTTTCTTATTGTGTTTTTGATTTCGCTTCCAACCTTGTTGTACCCAATCTTCAATTTTATTCTTGTTCCAGGCTCATCGTAAAGCCTCTCACATACCGAGTTGTTCTGAAGCGTGGTTGGGTTTATTTTAATCAAATCAATCCAGGCGATGCCGTTTTTTCTTACAAGGCGGGGGCAACCTCGCACACTTCGCTCAGGAGGCTTATATCTATAAAATAAATTATTCAAATCCATAGTGGAGATTTTTAAATCCACCAATATGTTGGATTCAAACTCTGCCGGGTTACCACCAAGTTTTGTAATTTTTAAACCGGTGATGCCGACTTGAGTTCTAGCACTTTGGCGTTCAGAATCGGCAACCAAATTGCCGACACGATTAATCGGATATTTAGGTCTGAACAATACATCAAACACCTCGTCTGTGTCGGTACCCTTGGGGTATGATTTATATAATTCAACTCTTGGCGTTAACTGATCTAAAACTTCTTCGGGGATATCTAAAAAATCTAAGGTGCTTGATGGCGTAAAAGCATTGATAAGTGTGGAAATATCCTCACCTCTTGTTAAAGCCGATTTATCAATCTCTCCATTATGATTTCGTGTGTCAATTATAGTTCTGGTAATAGCAACAGGCACTGGACCTAATGGTGCACTGTTATCAGTGTCAGTCGGAAAGCCTCTAATTCTACCAGTCATTGAAAGAACTTTGTCAAGGTTGTCAATTAAAAAACGCTGGGCTGCTTCTCTTTCGCTAATCTCAGGAGTGTCCGACATATTATATAGCCTCCAAAACCGCCTCTAGCGGAGTGGGGATTAATAATATATCACCTTTGCGTAAGTGGCTTTCTGTGGGTCTTTTATTATATCTAGCAATAACCCACCAATATTCAGAATTTCCATAATATTCTTCTGCCAGCTTGTAATACCTATCGCCTGTCTTCCACATATGACTAATTTCAAAAATTGAAACTCGATCAGAGAGATTTAAAGATGTGTAAACTGGGGTTGCCCATTGATTAATGAAGCGTAGTTTTTTTCTTTTAAGAATATCGTGATATTTTGAACTAATATTTCTTACGATTCTTCTTCTATTGTTGCGACTTCTTGATGGCACGTATAAACCCTCCTTAATACTAAATAGGAATTAAGTAATTAATTTACTGATCGTCGCCGCCGAAAAGTCTTCTATTTAAATCTCTTTCAGCCTCCACCACAGACTCTTCATCTACCATTTCTGCATCCTCAAGTGCCTTGAGTTCTGCATCGCTTAAAGTCTCCGCATCACCCGCTCTTTGGGTGCCCTCTCTCTTGCAATAATTAGCGGGTGGTATTGGTCCTGTGCCGTGAGGCCAATCTAAATTTTGATTTAAAGACCAACCCAAAGAACCAGGGGTTCTGATGGCTCCGCCAAAACCTAGGGCTAGCGGGTGAAAACATCTCATCTTAATAGTTACAGTTATGGACTTAGGCAATATGCCGCCGCGTTTGCCGTGATAAACATATTCATTTTCCGACATTAACTCTCCTGGCTGATTCCCTTGGGATCCCCAATGGGTTTCTGAACGCTCGCCAATAGTTGGTGCCGCCTCTCCTTGTGGACCTACAACCCCTACTGGTGTTGAACCATAATCAAATACACCGTCTTCCAAGTTCATTGTAAAGTCATAGTTAAGAATTTCAACTTCCTGATCTCGTAGAAGGGTGCCAAAATTAATTATATATCTTCTCTGAGAAAGATAGTTGTGCTCGATTTGAGCCGTGGCGGCATCATATCCTGTAACCTCATAAATACCATAAGGTGCACGAGCCAACTGTTCGCAATAAGCCAAATTATTTTTTGCCTCATGTACATTTCTTGCAGCCATGTCAAAAGATATATCTAAAGTTCTATCTGTGACGCTATATTGTGGTATGGGATTGATTTTTGCAAATACTTGTTCAAAACTATAGTCAGGTCTATAGCTTTCTGTATATTGTTTTAAAAATATATACTTCGCAAAAAGTTGAACTGCACCGTCTGTTGTTCTAACGGAAAATGGCGGATAAGAGCCATCGCCAACACTTTTAATAATGCTATATTGATTCTTTCCTGCTGACATATTAACTATTATAGGTAGGATATGTGCTTGGTAGCGGCTGCCCGTCATCCAATACGTACTTATCTATCATCACATCTCCCTCAATCCTCATATCAATTTGCACTGGATATATTTCATCCTCGTTATTTCTTCCACCGGTACCTTTACTAACAATAAACCCTGCGTTCATATTTGGGTTGTAAACAAGCTGATTGATGTATACGGCGAGACCGCTGTTGTTTATGCTATTAGCAATAAAATTAAGACCCTTTATTCTAACAAGAGGCATACCTTCGTTTATGCTTTCGGTATTTCTTTTGGGGTACATCATGCATATTAAAAAGTTTAAATTTTGTTCATTGTATCTAGCTTCCTCAAGGGAACCATTGGTAACAGTAAAGGTAAATGAAATTTTACGCATTGTGTTTTGCGTTCTTGTGATTGGATCAACTTCGCCATAAAGATAGTTCATTTTTTGGTCTGAGGCGTGTGCATCTTGAAACTGTGAGACGCTGCCGGGGAATTCAACCGAATGCCCGGTTGATTGGTGGGTAAATTTTATTTTATACCCTTGTTGATCTGCCCAGGCGGAAATAGATTTATCTTTGTGTTCTCCAGAGTACACTCCTCTATTATCTTTTTTTACTCTTCCCATATTAACGCACCACCACTCGATTCATGTTCGCAAAACCAGCAGCCTCTAAATCACTCTTAACAAGAACCTTTACGCTGCTATTTTGAATCGCCCTTAGAATTTGATCTAACTTTTCGGTAAGCTCTCCTTGTCCGCTCATATCTACTGGTATTTCTCTGCCATTTGGAAGTGGAACAACTGCTTCGTTTTGGCCTGCTTCACCAATGAGGGCTGCGGTGGGCTTTGTTACAACACCCCCGTCTGCAAAGAGTCCAAAAGCGCCTCCGAGACCGCCGAGTCCTGCTCCAATCGCGGTACCCCATCCAGGCAAAATCATCGAGCCAATCGCGGCACCAGTACCAGCACCAGAAAGTGCACCTCCAGTACGTTTGGCTGCTTCTTCGGACATCCCCAGTTTCGTTCCAAATCTTTCTACTCCGTAGCCAGCAGCCCCGGCTAACATTCCAACTCCAAGACCAGATTTGGCAAACTTACCTAATCTACCCATCTTGGTAAGGTTTCCGCCGCGTTTGAAGGCTCCACCAGTTAGGTTATGCCCCATCCTCCTTGTCATTCCTGGTGCAAAGAAGCCGCTCATGCCGCCTCCGCCTCCGCCCATTCCGGGGAAGGATAGCTGTCTACCGCCACCGCCAAATCCAAGCCGTTCTTTTAATTTACCAAACGCATTGCTGAACATACCTTTAATTGCGTCCGCCTTTTGTATTACAACGTGATAAGGTCTCATTGGAGAGCCCGTTGGTCCGAACAAAGAGCCGCCAGTCAGCTTACTAATTCCCATAGCTACAACTTTGGCGATACCAACTCCAAGACCAAGTTTAACAAGTCCAGAAACTTTTCCTAGCCCAACTTTGCCCATGACTTTATCTATGCCATCTAATCCTTTCGTTATCAAGCCGACTATAGTTTTAATGTACTCCAATGGTGTTTTTAGGGCTACTGCAAATTTCATAGCCATGATCCTCAATTCATCCATCAACGAGCGTGATTCTCTGGCAAGCTCATTATATTCGGTTTGACCTAGGTTCTGCCTTTTCATTGCTTCATCTAATGAAGATGTCTGTTCTTCTTGAAGCATGAGTCTTCTTGTCTCCTCTACACTGAGACCCATTGAGTTTGCAATTGCTTTTTGTTGGTAGTAGCCTAATTGTTCAAAGTTTCCGACCGAGCCTTCAACAGCGTCTGCAAATAGCTGCATTCTCTTCGCGGGGTCTGTCTCTTCAAGAATTGCCATTGTATCAAGCATAGGTGCACCACCCATGCTCATCAGCACGGCGTTAAGATTTCCTGCGGCATCTGCTGCGGAATCAAAAGTGTCAAACTGTTCTGACATACTTACAATATCGCCCATAGCAAAACCTGTACGTTTTGATGCAGAATACAGATTGTCTAATACATCTTCTGTATTTGAGCCATGGATTGCGATTCTTGGAAGAACCTCGGCGGCTTCTGCCATTACAGCATTAAGGTTATCGCCAAATGCACTAGCTGTTGCCATGAGCGAACTTTGAAGCTGAAGTGCTTGCTCGCTTGTTCTTCCAGTTGTACGAGTCACTGCCTGCAAGAATTTAACAGTGTTGCCTGATTCAACGCCAATGGCTTCAAAAGACGAGACAGTGGTGGCTAGATTCGCTTGTGCGTCCTCGGACATCATTAAGAATTCTGTAAAACCCTCAAGCAACGCTCCTGTTGACTTAGCTGCCTGATCGGCAGAAATTCCGTATTTACGGTTTCTGTGCTCGGCGGCTCTTATTACATCTTTATATTTCGATCCGGTGCCTGTAGCTTTTGCAAAACCTGCTGTTGCGTTATCCAGCATAGCAGTTAATCCGCGAGTTGGATGAAAAGAGGCTTCTATAAATTTCTTAGTAGTGGAAGCCATTAAGTTGGTGGCAGTCATGGTCTCTTTCAACTCATCTGCCATCACGCTTAAGGACTCAGAGAAACTTTTTCCCTGCTTCCGCATTTCCGCGAAGCCACCTATAACTCCATCAGAACTCTTGGTAACACCAGTTAGTGTTTTTATTAACCCCTCTGTTCCGCTTCGGAGTGAAGCTTCGGCTTTTTTGGATCGCTCTAATTCCTCGGTTAGTTCCTTAAACTTACCACTGAGCTTATCGATCTGCGTCGTGAGAGCCTGCACATCGGCATCCCCCCAATCAAAACCTTCCTTGAGCCACTCTTGTCTTTCTTTTCGTAGCTTAGTTAGCTCAGCTTGTATTTGCTCTATGGTCTTTTCTTCAGCCACTACTCAGTATCTCCTATTTAAATGGCCAAACGATTCCCGTCTCTCTTTCAAAGCCCTTAATGGCTCTATCCAATGAAGCCTTGTTTTTAGTAACGTTTGGATTGTTCAGTCCATATTTTTTCATTGCTCTCAGGTACTTAGCTTCACCCTTGAGAGCGTTTTGAAAAGAGTTAACTTGAGAGCGTGAGCCAACAACATTTACTGGTAAAGACCGACCGCCAAACATGGCTCCCAACATTGTCTCAACTG